GGATCGTTGAATTGGCCACGCTGATAATGTTCATTATCTTTACGCAATTCTAAAATCATTGTGTAACTATCGTTTGCTGCCATACCTCTAGTTGTAACAGCAATATCACCTTTGCAACCCGATGTGCCTTTTGCATTGTTTGGAATTGTTACCCAGTTGCCAGCAGAATCATATTCTCCGTTACCATTCATTACAAATATAGGCATTGGTGTTGCTGCGTTCCAATAAAGTGTTACATCACCACCAGATGCACAGTCATACCATAAACGATATACAGATAATCCGTAAAAATCTAATGCACCTGTATTTGCACTAGAAGAAAGCAAATTTGCTTTTGATGTATCCATTGCACCATAAAGTGTGTTTGCTTGAATACGAACAGCATTGGCCTCTTGGCCAGAACCATCAAAAGAACCAGTTAATTTAATAACTGTATGCTCTGTGGTATCTTTTATCACTTGATATGTAAATGAATTTGACATTTGTAATCCCTGTTATTCTGCGGTTTGTTCTTCTTCTTCAGGCTTAACAATCAAGTTCAATGCAACTTCTTGTTTTTTAGCCTCAATGTGTGCAGCGATTTTATCCTGAATACCAGCATACAAAGCATCACGCATAGCGGTGCCATTATCTTGTGCTGCGTAATCTATAATTGCTCTTGCGTTTTCCATAATTTTCTCCCAATTAAATTATTTATAATATACGTTTCAATTTACTAAACACTTCTTCTTTTTTAGGTGTTGCTTTGGCTGCCTTAACATCTAATTCGTGTTGGTGTTGTGCGTTTGCTTGGTCAATTTCAGATTGGTTTTGTGACTGTTGTGCTTGTGCATCTGTCTGTACTGATGCTGCCATCTGTTGAGAAGCAATATCATTTGTTACACCAACAGGTAAACCAAGACCCATTTCTTTTTCGGATTCCATTTCGGATTCCATTTCTTTAATCTCGTCATCAGTCAAACGCAACACATTGCGTTGAATCCATGCTTGTGAGAAATAACGACCAGTATATGGGTCAACAGAAGCCAACAAAGTCAAACGATTAGTCATCAGTTCGGCTTCTTTTAATTCTTCAAAGTTATTATCTTGGATAAAATTATAATGAATGTGTTGTTTGAAGTCATCAAATTCTTCAGCAGTACAGATACCTTTAAGTACACACTGAACACGCAATGCTTGATTGAATGTATCTGAAAATTTGTTACGCAATCTGGAAACAAACTTAGAGAACTTCAACTCGTCACGGGTAATTTCAGTAGTTCTGCCTAAAGAGAAAGATTGATTTGGTTCTAAACGAGAAACTGGTACACTCAATGCACCATACAATTTCTTTTGAAAGTACTTAACATCTTCCAACTCACCAAGGTTTTGACCACCTGGTAGTGTAGTAATCTCTGTGCCTTTACCACCTTCTCTACGAGGTAACCAAAAGTCTTCCATCATTGATAGGAACTTACGGTCATCACGGACTTCACCAGTGTTAGCATCATAGACAAGTTTGTTTTTATACTTGACCATAATGTCACGGAGGTATTGTTCTGCTTTTAATTTTGGTAAGTTACCAACATCAATATAGAAAATACGGCGTTCAGGTGCTCTAGATATACGATAGATAACTGTTGCATCTTCAATCATACGCAACTGATTCAAAGGCTTAATTGCTTTGTGTAAGTATGATAGTACAACGGCACGGCGTGCGTCCATCAAACCAGAAACAACTGATATGATAGAGTCAGTAGTGATACGAACACCAACTGGACCATAGTTAGAAGAAGAACCTGATACTACCTTGTCGTTGTAGAGGTAGTATTCATTGACTGTGTTAACCAAATCAACACCAGTTCTTTCATCTTTTTGTTTTTTAATCTCACGCACTTTACGCAGTTTGCGTGGATCAATGTATCGCAATTCTTTAATACCAGCAGTTGGGTTTGTTTTGTCTATAATCATGTGGTAGTACAAACGACCATCAATATAGTATCTACGGAAAATATCTTGTGCCATATTTCCATAATTCAATAGACTCAAAACATTTTGAAATTCTGCTTTGATTGCTTTTTTAATTTTTTCTGGTTGTTCCAGATTATCTAAGACGATTTCTGTAATTTTACCGTCATCGTCTTGTACGATTGCTTCATTAACAATATCATCTATTGCAGATTCAATTTCAGGTTGCATAGCCATTTCACGGTATCGAGAGATAAGTTCTACCTCGTTCTTTGCAGTACCGTCTAAATCAACATATGTTCCATAATATGCAGCAGATTGTATTGTTAATGCGCCGTCATCAGAAGTTGGAGGCGAAAAAGATTGCTGAACGGATTTCTCCTGTTCAGTCTCATCACGGGATATAGTAAATCCGAAAAGCGAAAATTTATTTGTATTTGCCATATTTGTTTTTCATTTCAAAGTCAATAAAACATAAAGGAGGGCCGAAGCCCTCCACATAAAAAATCAAGTAGTTGTGTTTGTTTCCCAGAATTGGTAGGCAAATGTAACTGAAAATTCTTCAATTGCATCGTTAGAACCCCAATCTAAATCAATTGGTGCCAAATCAATAGGGAACATACCAACAAACTTATATTTCTTTAAACTTTCACCAGTCTTACCGTATTGTGTAACTTCAGCATCAACTGAATAGTTTGATGGACGAGCTGCACCGGTACTACGAATATTTGAATTGTGACTGTTGATAGAATTCATCCAATTTTCTAGTGCATTTCTAATAACGAAATCTTCGTCATTGATAATTTGCAATGTCCAATCGGCAAATGTTCTATTACCAGCAAACTTCATTTCACGACCAAAGTAATAAACTGGCACAGTTCCAATAGTTGAACCTGGCAATTGTGCAGTTTTAGCCATGAATGTTACTTTTTGTCCAGCTGCTGTTCCGTTTTGCACAATAGATGGAAAAATTAAAGAAACAGAGAATAGGTTAGGACGGGCTCCGTCTCCAACCATATTTGCTCTAAATTCTGTTACATTAAATGCCATTATTTTCTCCTGTTATAGTTTTATTTATTAAGCTGCACCAACGACAGTCACGAAGTCAACGCCGGTAGCAACAGCAACAAAGTTCAACTGAATGAAGTTAACAGAACGGGCAGGTTTAATATAGATATCACCAACAAATTGGTTACCATCAATAACTTGCTGTGTATTGTTTGTGTTATCACAAACAACTTTAAAGTCTGTTATACCACGGCGACCTTGAATATCACGCAAGAACGGTGTTACAAGTGCCACAAATTGTGCTCTTGTGAATTCATCATTCAATTCAAACAATGAGAACTTAGCAGCCTGTTCAATTGCTTTCTCTAGTGTGATAAACAATCTGCGAACATTGATACGGTCAAATGCAGAAGGTTTGTTAACCAATGTTTTGTCACCGAATAGAACAATACCTTGACCAGGGAATGATACAACAGAATTTACACCAGCTGCATACAATGAATCTCTATCTGTTTTAGATGGATTCCATGCAAGTTTGATTGCATTTTTAATTTGGCCACGATTGAAACCTGCTGGTGAGAACCATGGGTCACGCACAGTATCTGTTGTAACACATAGACCAGCAATATCAGCATTCAATGGTACCCAACGATATGCATTGTTGTACTTGTCAAATTGATATTTCCAACCAGAGTCGGCAACAACATAATCACTAGAACGAGCTAGTGTTGCTAACCAGTTTGTGATATTGTCTGATTCTGAACCTGCTTGATTAACAACATCAGATTGACGAGGAGAAATGAATGCCACACAATCTTTACGAACATTAACGATATTGTCAATTACATATTGTTGAACTGTAGCGTTTGCATCACCAGTTATCACTAATGAAATGTCGGTAGAATCTTTATTATTGAATAGGTCCCAACAATCTGTCAAGTCACCATTTGTTGGGCTTGAATCTACAGCATCACTCAAAGAAACAGTGATGTTTGATCCTGGTCTTCCAAACTCAACACCAGCTGCAAGTGAACCCCAAGTATCAGATGTATCTGCATAAGAAATTGGGTCTACTGCATAGATGTACTTTGAGTTATTGAAAATAACTTGTTTGTAGTAATTTGATGTTCCATTGATTTGTGCGTCAGCTGCAGCAGAAACGAAAGCGAAAGTTTCTAGAACAGTACCAGCAGAACCAGTAAACAAACCACCACGGTCAATAACTACAATATGCATTTCATCGTTTGAACCGTCAGCACTTGAAACATAATCAGAAGTACCAGGAGCACTTGTGAAATATCCTTTGTAACTCCAGCTAGAAAAATAAGATGGGTTTGCACAAACAGAAACATCAAGAGAGTTGCCTAAAGTGCCTGGATATCTTGCAATAAACGAACCATAATCATTTCCGTTATCACCATTTAAATATGTGTAACTGAAATCATCTTCATTTTTAACCAATACTGCAGCTAAATGACCTGCGTTCAGAGCAGCAGAACCTACAGCACGAGCAATTTGTAAGTTGTTTGCATATGCTAAAAAGTTGGATGCTGTAAGAAAAGATACCGCTGTAGTGTTATCTGGTTTGCCAAATGTTGATGATAAAGATAGTTCGTTGTCAATAGTTTTAATTTTTGCGGCTGGACCCCATTTAAATGTTCCAGCAAAAGCACCAGCGGTAGTTTGTAGTGAAGGTACAACTGTGGTTGCATCTACTTCTGTTACAGTTACGCCTGGAGAGATTTGAAACGCCATTTTATTCTCCTTGAATTATTATGTGTTCTTGTGGTAAAAGATACCATAAAAGATATTTATGAAACAACGGATTTACAACCTATTTTGTAGGTCACGAATGAATTTAGAATATGTTTCACTACCGTCTGCGACTTCCCATAAGTCACCACCCATCATTTCAAACTCATGTTCCAGTCCATCTTCAATGATAGGTGCTGGTAACATATCATCGTCCACCTGATTCATGGACTCTAATTGAATTTGTTTGCGAATATCGTGGTTGACAATTTCTTTAAAGTATTGTTGAGTTGATACCCATCCAAAAATAACTAATGACATTACCAGGTCATCATTTGCACCTAAAGCCGCAGCAAAAGAGTTCTTTTGTTGTTCAAAGGTGGTCAATTCTGAATAGGTATCAAAGTCATTAATCGTTAATTTGTCACCCTCAATCAAAGTCTTAAGGTTGGAACAACCAATGGCCTTAACTTGTGGAGACATTTTCAAACCCATTTGAATGCCACGGGCAAAACCGGCACTCAATTGTTGTGGTTTCTTATTGCCTGTAAATACTTTCCATAAGTTTTCATACTCAAAATCTGTGTGTAAAGAGTCTGCAACCTGTGGGTTATTGTTAATTTCTACCAAAACATATGCATCATTGTAGTATCTGGCTGCATTGTAGATGACGGTAGGGAATAGAATGGGTGTGATTGACGAACTGGCATATGTGGCAACCTGTTTATACGGTGTCTGTGAGATATCAATAACTTGGAATGCCGAACTGTCTAAGTTTTTACCTTCAGATACATCAACACAAATACAATACAAGTGGTCTCGTTTAGAATCATTGACGCCTTCTTTGACCGGATGTTCATAGATTCTCAACAAATCATGTTGGGCAATTGGGTCTCGGTATGCAATAGTCTGCAACTTGTAACCAGATACCAATGTATTTGATGAACCCAAGAATTCAGTTTCAAATTCTTGTCTGAATTGTCGTTCAGATGTGTTGCGGATCGTTTCTTCTTTCCAGGCCTCATCACGACCTGGTACCATAGACCAGTGAATTTCAAATGTCTTATAGTTATTCTTCTTATTGATTGCATCCATCCACAACTTGTAGAATAGATTCATACCGTTAGGTGTAGATACAATAATAATCTTGGATGTTTTACCGGATGAAATAACGGGGTAAACAGAGTTGAAGAATTCTTCGGCGATGTTATTTGGAACGAACGCAAATTCATCCAAAAATACTAGGTTGAAAGAACCTCCACGAACCGCAGAACTTGATGTAGATGCTGCAACAATCTTAGAACCATTTTCTAGTTCAACATTACCTTTGTTCCATACCACAATACCCTGTTGCAACCACATAGGCAAGTTTTCATATGCTAGTTGGTATTTACCAAGAATGTCACGAGCAAGTGAACCTTTGTTGGCCAGTACCGCCACATTTTGTGTATCTGTAAACAATGTCAACCAAAGAAGATATGCAACTGAGGTGGTAGTTTTACCAACCTGACGAGGACATTTCGTGATTGAAAAACGATTATTGTGGTAGGTGCGGATCATTTCTTTTTGAAATGGCCACATCTTAAACTTCATTAGACCTACATCAACGTTGACAATCGTTACATAGTTTTCTGCAAAGTATACAGGATCTTTTGCACACTTTCTATATTCTTCAATCGTTTCTTTGGTCCACTCTACCTTGACACCAACCTTTTTAAGTAAAGGGTTGTCCCTGTATGAGTCTTTGTTATCTAAAACATAATCATCATCATCAATCATTCGTTACCTTTTAGAAACTTACTTAACTCAGCCGTAGAACCAACAAAAATGGCTTTGTCAATCTTGGTATCGCCTTCACCTTTTTTCTTACCATCCATATCTCGTATAGTTTTTTGGATGTTTAAAAGTTCTTTGTTGGCATCTACCATGTTCTTTAGTAAAGTACCATAGACCTCAAAGGCTCTTGGATGTTGACCTGCCTTGGCAATTTGTAGAATTTCATCCATTGCTTCTTTGCCTTGGTCAATAATCTCTTGCAAGTTTTCTTTTGACTGTTGGTATGCATCAGTCAAATCTTGTTTCATATCTGGATCATTATAATTTACTGTAACAACCTCTGAAGATTTTTTTGATTTTTCTTCAGGCACAATTGGTGTCACATCAAATATTTTTTCCATATTTTTATCAAAAGTATTCATAGTTTAAATTGTTGATTAGACAATACGATTATTTGCTGTGTTAGCCATTTGAAAAGCACTTTGTGCCAAAACATAGGCTGCATTAGCCTTGTCAAATGCTGCTTGCATTGAGATTGTTAGAGCAGCAATTGCGGGTGTATGTGACGCAGCTGTTGAATATAATTCTGTAAAATTGTTATTCGTTTTACCAAAAGCAACTCTAATGGTATCTCCTGATCCATCGTTTGCTCTTGTTCCAACATTGATTGTTTGTTTAGCCATTTGGTGTCTCGATAATTGTTGTGATTAATTTGTCGGTATTGTCTACTGTAATATCTGCATCAGCAGTTTCTATATTATCAGAAGCATCAATATTTGAATTAACATTAATTTCCACAAATTTATGTGGTTGCACATTGTATGATGTGAACCTATAACTGGTAAGTGTATTTACACCGTATATAGGCATAGTAGAAATAAAGTCACCATTGATTTCAGTCAATTTTAATTTATTGTCTGACCAACCAATTACTCTGGCCATTGCTGTTGATGATTTAAATGAATATCCTTGATATACCATTTCACCAATACGATAGTTTCCGGCACCTGAAGTTGCATCAATTGAAAATTCAATCACATCTTCTGATGTAATTTTATTATAAATGTTTGTAATTGAATGTGTAATTACATTGACATCCGTTTTCTTACCAAAAATATAACCTTTGACAGTAAAATTTAAAGTCCAAATAACCATACGGGTATCTTTGTCTCTGTTACCTTCATATTGAATGTCTTGATTACAACTGTTCAATATGATTGGTACTTCTTTAATTACACCCATTTCAGGAACCATATTGATTTTAACTGTATAATCTGGTGTGAAGTAAGGTAAAATATGTTCGATGATTTGTGTACCATCTTCAATGTTACGAACATACAGATACAAATTGAAATCAAAATTATATGGTACAGGATTGTATTGTGCTGTTATACCATTATTTGTTTGTGCAAAGTTTTTTATGTTTGTATTTTGTTTTCTTGTGGCATCATAAGAAAGACCCATCATTTCAAATGATAACCTAGGTAAAGTTATTTGAGTTTTCTTATCTAATGTCAAATCTTCTTCAAGGCGCATGACATATGATTCTTTGGCCGCATATGCAATAGGTACCAAAACTCTATGAGATTCTGTGTTGTCTTGATTGTAACGAACTAAATTGATGTTATCAAATAGGTTACCAAATGCTACAACTAATTTTCTAATTGAACGATTGTAATATGGTGTAGACATTATAGGTTTCCAAATGGATTAGTTTCACTAAAATCTATGATTGTATTAGATTGATTATCTATGTAATTGTTATCATAAACTTCATTTCTTACATTATCTACCAGTGGATCATACAGACGCAATGTTCTTTGTGTGCCTGATTGTTGTCCAATGACAGAAATATTATCAGTAAATTCACCAGAAATATTCATAACTGTTAATGTATTCGCTACTTCATTCCAACTTTGAACCACAGCGACAGCAAAAGCATTACCGTATGTATTATCCATGGATTGAAAAACGATTTCTTTTTCTGTGTAGTCACCTGAACCACCATTAAACAATAAATCAATACTGTATGCAGACTGTGTGGCCACATCATCAATTTCATATACACCAGTGTCGATAACTTCTTGTGAATATTTGAATTTCTCAAGTTCCAATTCATAGAAGAATGGAATCTTACGACCTAACATGAAGAAATCTTTAGTATGATTTGTGAATTTAATTTCAAACAATTCACCAGTACCATTTAAGAAAGGTACATAAATCAAATCACCTTCTCTTGGTCTCTCAAAATTATTTTGTGGTACTCGTTGAGAGAATGAACGCTTAGATATAATAATGGTGATATTGTTTTTGATTTCTAAACCAAACTTAGAGAAAAACTCTCTTTCACCACCATATTCTAGTGCATTTGATAAGTAGAACTCAACTGGAAATGCTGCACCAAATCGTTTAATTGGATCTTCACCATAAAGAATGTCTCGGTCTTCTTCATTCTCAATTGGGCAATAGTATGCATCAAAGCCCATAATTTTAATGGACTCTGTGATGAGGTCTTCTACAACTCTCTGTTCAGCCAAAGAGTTATAGTTATTGAAGTAGACTGAGGTTGCCATATTAGTTCATCATAAATTCTAATGGTGCGCCGTACTTGTCACCAATTTCGGCATGTAGTGCATCTATTTCTGCTTTTGCTTCATCATAGATTTTGTCACCGTTTAATGTTACACCACCAGGTAATTGTATGCCATTAAACTTTTTAAGGTTATTACCCCAAGAACGCTTGATTAAAGCAGTGGCATATTCTTTTAACCAACGGTCATTCCATGCTTGTGTATATACATCTGGATCAATTGTGGCATAACATTCAGCAACTACAACTGTACCAATTGGTGCCTGAGATTGTCCCCAAGACCAATCTATGTGTAGTCTTTGCATATGTCTTTGGTACCTAATAGGAACTTCACCAGTGAATAGTTGTTCCAACATGCGTAGATGTTGTAGTGTCATGGTGTAGTTGATGTAGGATGCAGAGGTGAAGTCATACAACTCATTTAGACGAAGTTGGTATCTCAAGTCGAACATAGTAATAGTTGCTTGAGAATCATACAACGGAAATATTCTGGTAACACCAGTAATCTCTAAACGATTGTTGGCTTCATCTAATGTGTTTGAAAAATCTATATAACGATTATCAATATCTGTTTGGTCTACACGCTTAACATAATAGATTTTTTGCAAACCATCAAAGTGATAATCTTGCCAGTATTGTAATGCATCATCAATACGGTCTTCTACCTGGTCATCATCAACGTTGATTTCGATGACTGGAAATCCTAATCTACGCAGACAGTATTCTTTGAATTTTTCTCTTGATGTTATTGTGGCCATGTTTTCCCCCTATAGGGTATTTATTATACTTCTGGTTCCACAGGTTCCACATATTCATCCCAAGAAAGTGTTTCTTCATTCCAAACCCATGCACCTTTTTCGGGGTAAGGTGCTGGTGGTATCAAATTATAATTAACTGTATCTACTGTCCATGATGGGTAAGGATTTGATGCAGATAATTCATCTAACATTTGTTGCCTTTTTTCGTCAGAAATTTTATTAATTGTCCATACATCATAACAAATACCATCAATAATTTTATATTCTGGACCTTCAACAGCTTCGTCCCATTTAGGTACAGGTGCATCAACTCTAATAAATTTGCAAAAATTTTCAGGTAAATTATTAAAATCCATTTCTGGATAAACTAATTCTAAATTAGTTTGTTGTATTGGATGATTTATTGGTTCACCATTTTCTAGTTGTATATACAAATTCATATTATTCCTCCTTATACATCCACAGTTGGACCTGGATAAACTACTCTACCCCAAGTAATTCTAACTGCGCCGCTTCCACCAGAACTTCTGCCGGCAGAAAACGATCCTGCACCTGCACCGCCACCACCATAGTTGCCACCAGCACCAGTGCCACCTTTTAATTGTCCATCTGTTCCACCACTGCCGCCATATCCTTGGTTAGAAACGGTTGGACCTGCGGTGTTTGTGAAGTTTAAAATATTTGGATCTAGACCCCAACCATATATACCAACTCCTCCACCGCCAGCACCCATTAAAAGTGCAGCACTTCCATTTGCACCACTAGCAGCTGATCCAGGAAATGTTGAAGCTGCACCTGTTTGTGGATAAGCTCCGTTAGCAGCTGAACCAGCTGCGGCACCGGCTGCACCGTTGCCACCATAACCAGCGGCGCCACCGCCACCAGCACCAAATGCGGTCGTTGATGTATTGTTATTTCCACCTGTGCCGCCATTATAACTTGCACCACCAAGTGCAAAAGCTGGGTCTGAGGTATATGTTCCAGTACCTGCGCTACCACCTGTACCTGCACCCGTACCTGCTGCAGCAGGTGCACCACCACCAGTTGCGGTTGCCATGACTACTGTGCTAGAAAATGTAACTGGACTCTCAAGTGAGCCGACAGTTTGTGATACACTCACTGTATATGTTCCTAGTTTTCCTCTTTCGCCTGTTACGAATCCTGTTATTGTAAAATTGGTTGCACCAGTGCCAGAATATGTTGCATTGGTTTGTAAGACTGTTGATGAAATTAATTCTGTTACATACAATGATGTTCCAGAAATGAAACCTTTGAATGAAATGTTTCTTGTGATTGAACTTGTTCCACCAGCAGTTGAAGTGTTAAATGCGGTTGATGTTCCACCAGCACCAGCAACAACTGTGTATGTTTCTCCTGGTGTACATCTAAATGATCCATAAGTTAAACCGCCACCGCCGCCACCGCCTTTACCTACAGTTGATGATCCTTGATTGCCTGCACCACCACCTCCAACCATAACAAATGAAAATTGTGTTACGCCTACTGGAACTACCCATGAATATGTTCCAGGAGTTGTGTAAACTTGTTGTGATGTTGCTACTGCTGTACCTGTTGAATCAACATTACCGGCATTGTTGGGAAAACTTCTACCATTTCCCCAAATAATTCTTACACAACCTCTGGCGCCAAAACCACCGGCTGTTCCTGGGTTTGATGTGAGACCGCCACCACCACCACCGCCAAATAAACCACCATGAACTCCATTTCCACCAGCGGCCCATTGCGTAGCGGTGCGAACAGTTATTGATGTTATACCCGAACTTGGATTACCAAGGGAACCACCAACACCAGAAGTTTTGGATCCTGTTACACCTGTTCCATTTGAACCTTTACCCCAAGGTCCAGTTCCGCCGCCACCACCGCCAAAATCGTTTGAGATACCACCAGTTCCACCACTACCACCACCAGTGGTTGATGACGCACTGGTACCGGTATTATTTACACCCGATGATCCAAAGCTGCCTGTTCCTGTTGAGTACCCTGCAGCACCACCACCACCTGAACAACGTTCACTTGCGGTTGCAGAAGTTGTTGTAGAAGGTCCACCATACTCAAGACCGTAATCGGAGGTTACTGTTGGTAATGTATCTGCGGATTTACCAGAAGCTGCACTAACACCGGTTACACCGCCACCGCCGCCACCAGCACTCATTAGTGTTGTTGCACCTCTTGCAATTATTGAGTTACCACCGCCGCCACCTGTCGTGGCACCTTGAGCACCACCGCCACCACCACCAACAGTCACAGTTAATGCTTCTCCTGGAGTTACAGGTATTTTATTGGCCCAAAGTAAATTTCCTCCTGAACCACCTGTTGCTGGCGTTACGCCCGATGCAGCACCACCACCGCCACCACCTATACAAACAGCAGAAATTTCATAAACACCATTTGGAACTATCCAAGTGAAAGTTCCTGAACTATGTGTCCACTCTGCTTGTCCTGGTTCGGCAACAAAATTCACTGCATTATTAATAAACATAACACCTGACATATTAATCCGTATAATAAAGAGTTATCTTTAGACCTTTTGCACCCGTGCCAGCACCAAGAATATCAACCCTAATTTCCGCATCATCAGCAATAGAAGTGGTTGCTAATGTTGTTGGTGTTACAGCAGTTGTACTGGTTTTTTCTGTTGCATCTATTGTTAATTTATTTGAACCGAGTATTGTTGTTCCTGCCACTTTAATATCAACGTTAACTATACCAGATGTTGATGCAACATTCAGTGATGCTCTAGGTATAGATGTTAATGTCATTGCAGAAGGTGCTCTGAATGTTGCTCTAGCAGAACTGACTGTAATATTTGATGTGTCGTCTGTTACTGCAAAAATTATAATTTCAGAATTTGCTTTTGCAAACGCAGCATTTGCTTGTGTTCTTGCCACTGTATCCGTACCACTACCTCCAGAATTTGCTTGAGCAAATGCTGCATTGGCATATAAGGATGCACCTGCTGCATTATTTGTTGCTGTAGCAGCATCAGTCGTTGCCGTGTTAGCCTGAATAAAGGCACCGTTGGCATACAAAGAAGCACCAGCTGCATTATTGGTTGCAGTATTGGCTTGTATAAATGCCGCATTAGCGTATACAGCAGAACCACCTCCACCTGTATTTGCTTGAGTAAATGCTGCATTGGCATATAGAGATGCACCAGATGCATTATTAGTGGCGGTGTTTGCTTGTATGAAGGCCGCATTAGCATATACATCAGCTGCGCCACTTCCACCACCGCCAGTATTTGCTTGAGCAAATGCTGCATTGGCATATAAGGCTGCACTATTCGCTTGGCCAAAAGATGCCGGCACCAAAGATGAAAAATCTTTAGTTGAATCTAATCGTGCTGGTGTTACTTGTGTTGGCATTAATAATTAACCTTTTTCAAATATTTATGTGGTTATCTTAATTGTAAATTATTTGACAAGACTGTGGTGTTACTTGTATACCTTGCATAACCTTTTGTAATTCTAATATCACTCAAATAACCAGTTATGTGTGTTGAACCACTACTATCTTTACCTATGGAAACAAGGTTTGTTGTACCAAAATCATTTGCGTCTGTATAAGTACTACCAACTTGTTGTCCATTTATAAACATTTTAGTTGATCCTGATTGTCTAGACACAGCAATATGTTGCCATGTATTTAATGTCATTGCTGGTCCTGTTATTCCTGCTGCGTTTGGTGGAGATACATAATAAGTTATGGCAGTTCCACTATAATAAACCAAAATTCGTTTTGTACCAGGTGTTGCAATATCTATCCAGTCTTGTCGAGCATTGACTGTTGGATAAGCCCAAAATTCAACAGTAAAGTCACCAGTACCAATTCCATAATTTGGTGATGTTGGTATTACAATATAATCACCACTTCCATCAAAATAATAACTTTGTCCAACACCTGAATATGGAGACTTTGAATAAGTAACCATTACATTTCCAAAAGTTTCCATGCCACTTGTTCTTGTCAAATCAATAATACCACCACTTGTTCCAGATAAAAGTAAAGTAGAATTTGCTGTGTTTGCTGAACTTGTTAATGAACCGAATGGTCCTATTGTTTGAGATGTTTGTGGAGAATTAGTTGGTACAAAATTAGATGTGTATAAACCAACACCATTATGTACTCTAACATCACTTAAATAACCTGTTAATAAATTTCCTGCCGAATAACCACCACCAGTAAAAACTGATCCTGAAGTTGAAAAGTTATTTGTATCGGCGTATGTCGAACCTGCTTGCACACCATTTATAAACATTTTGGTGTTTCCAGAATTTCTTGATAAAGCAACATGCACCCAGTTATTTAAAAATGTTCCTGTTCCATTAATTCGACCGGCACCCGCAACATAATATTGAAGATTTGTAGCAGTGCTGAAATATAAAACAGGATGTGTAGATGATGCACCCGTTCTATTATCAAAAATAGTACCTGTTGTTCCACCTGTCATATAAACCCAAGCTTCAATAGTAAAATCATCTGTACCAAATATAAAATTGCTAGTAGGTGTTACTGACAAATAATCACCAGTACCATCAAAATACATACTACCACCAAATGTTGTTGTACTGTAATTTTGTGTCCCAGTCGCAGTAGGTGTGAATGGTGAAATTAATATTGGTTTTGTATCTGCAACTGGAGTGATTGTAAAGTTATTGACACTGTTATCAATCATTGTTGAACTTTGACAAGTCAAAACTTTTGTATTTGTTACACTCGTTAATGGGCTGGTAGGCACTGTAATAGGTGTTGAATTATATAATGATGTACCTTTTATAAAACGCACATTACTTATATAACCATTAAATATAGAATTAGTATCAGATGCACTTCCACCAATATTTAAAGTGTTTGATGTTGTAGTTAAAGATGCACTAGAAGTGAATGTATGAACTTGAGTTCCATTCAAGAATACTCTAAATGTTGAACCACTTCTAGTATAAGCTAAATGATACCAAGTATTGATTGATATTGTACCTAATGCTACTTGGTTTGCTAAGTTCCAGGATGAATTGTCTGAACTTGCATATAATTTTAAAGCTCCACTACTTTCTATCCAGAACAAATATGGTACAACACTAGCAAGCCTGTGAGATATAATATATTGTGAACCAGAACCACTTGTACCAGTGAGAATCATTGTGTTGAACCATAGTTCTAATGTAAAATCTGATGTGCCTAATGCACCATGGTCATTTGAACTTGGAATAGTTAAATAATCTCCAGTACCATCAAAATATGTTGAATAATAATTTGGTAATGTTATTGTACTGAATGGTGAATATTTTTGAATTTTGGGTGTACCACTGAATGTCATTACACCTCGTATTTGACTACTATCAACAAAATTACTGGTTTGACAGGTTAATAAATTGGTGTTTGCAACATTTGTCAGAGGTGATGTTGGTGGTGGGAAATAATCAGCACCAGTGTATAGTGCAGTACCTTTTATAAATCGAACATTACTCAAATAACCAGTGAACCTCCAAAGAGTTGTACTCAAACTTCCTAATACCAAAGTAGCAGATGCAAATGAAGCGGAAGATGTAGCACTAGTGCCTGAGACACCATTGATATAAACTCTCACTGTTGTGCCGGATCTTGTTGCTGCAAGATGATACCAAGTTCCTATAACTGGTGTAAGAGCTGCAAAAGCAATAGCACCTGGCGAGGTACCACCATAGAAAGTTATACCATTTCCATCATATCTTAAAGCCCAACCACCATATGTGCTTACTAAACCTTGGTTAACAGTCGTACTTGAGAAATTTGCCCAACATTCTATTGTAAAATCTCCAGTACCGATATCTAATGCGGTATTAGTTGGAATACTGATATATGAAGCACCATCAAAATAATAACTCCAATTGTTTCCGTACGGACTAAAAGTACCAGAATTAACATTACCTGTTCTTGTAACAGTATTATTTAAACTAGAATTGTCATAAAAATAATTATTGTTAATTGTACCATTGTTTTGCAGTGTTAAAAGTTGTGTGTTTGCAACAGCAGTTAATGGTGTTGTTGGTGGTGTAAAAGCACCAGTATACAGTGCTGTTCCTTTTAATATTCTAAAGTTGGAAATATAACCAGAAAAATAACCGCTGTTGGAGGTATCACTTTCACCAATATACAATGTGTTGGTGCTTGTTATATTATCACTTCTTGTTCCAGTGTATGCAACTTGACCATTGACATACATAACAAATTCGTTTGTTCCTGTTCCGGATCTAACAACAGCAAAATGATTCCATGTGCCTAAATTTACGGCTATGGTGGAAACACCAGCATTCAAACCAGCTATGTACCAAGTTAAATAACCGGTCGTACTCATTCTTAAAGACCAGCTAGAGTTGATTGAAGCAATTAATTGACCACCAGCAAAAGAAGTGCTGTATGCCCAAAATTCAATAGTGAAGTTTCCTGTGCCAAATGCAAACGGGCTTCCTGTTCCTGGGAATGTTATATAATCTGTTGTGCCATTGAAAGAACCACTGCCATAACTACTATCAATATTGTAATTCCACGGGTTTGAAAGTGAAACACTAGCATTACCTGCACCAGTTAATGTAAACCCATTTGATGAATTATCAATAAATTTATTACTCTGACATGTCAATAAGAAAGTATTTCCATCAGATGATAGTGGTGAACTTGGTATTGAAGGTGTAGAACCATATCTTACATTTGTTGATATGCGTAAGTTTGACAAATATCCTAATAAAGGATTTGCTCCATATCCAATAAGTGTGGCATTCGTAGCATCATTAGTTGCAGGTGTCCAT